TGTTGCTTCTCTAGAATACATTCTAGCTTCTTCGTTTATAAATCTTCCTAATTTATCAAAACCTTTTTTCTCAAATTTTCTAACATAAGAATCAAAATTAGCGCCTTTAAGATTTTTATTTAATGCTTTATTAACCGCAACTTCGTGTAATTTTGCTCTATAATTTATTTGTTTGAATAATTCATCTGTTGTAACTAATAATCTTGATGGTAATCTAAACGCCCCACCAACAAAATCAAATATAGCTGCACCAGTTCTGTTTCTTATATTAAAGTTTTGAGATGAAAAAGCTTTAGGAGCTTTGTTTTCAATAATTCTTCCCATTTTATCTGCTATTAAATCTTCTTCTTTAAATGCTTTCCACACCGACATTAATGTATCGTCGATGCCTCTCATCATTCCTGCGTATCTTGAAAATGCAAGTCTTACTGATCTTCTTCCATTTTTAGTATATGATGTAAGTAAGCCACCAGTCAATAACTCTAATGGTCTTAAAAATGTTTCTATAAATGTCGAACTTAAGTTAATAACTTGTGTTAATGGCCCAGATAATAAACCATTTATATATACTTCTGTAATTACATCCCATGATTTTTGAGTAAAAGATCTTTCGATAGATTTTTTAATACTCGCAAAATCTTCTAATTTAGAAATACGTTTTGCAAAATCTTCTATATTACCATCAAAGTTTTTAGTAATATCTGCAATTGCTTGTATATCTATTTTTGCTGCGCCAGTTTTAATTCTTCCTGCTTGCGTTGTTCTCGCTGCTGCTTTTATTGCATCTTTTAATTCGTCTGTAGTTTTTGCAATTATAGCAAGTGTTTTTGCTAAATCTGTTTTTGTAGATACATCAGCTCCACCTCTTGCAATAATTTTAGATAATCTTTTTGCTTCTGCTCCTAAACCTTGTAATGCTTTTTTTGTTGCAATAACTCTTATAGGAAGTTCTGCTACATTGTCTACACTTGATAAACCTTTAGCTAATACATCAGCTTCCATATCCATCATGTCTGACAATTCATCAGTTTGTTTGTTTGTTAAAACATTATCCCATTTATCTTTATAGGATTTGCTCATTGACTTAACAACTTTTTCGATAACTACTTGTACATCAAGAGAACTTTTCCAGTTTTTAACATTAAATGGTAAATCTACATTTACAATATCGTCTGTGTTTTTAATCGACGCATCTAATTGTTTTTCGTCTAATAAAACCTCTGTTTGTTTTGGACCTTGTTTTGGTGCGGGCACCTTTGGCCCAATAAAATCTTTTTTAGCAATTGCGTCTGCGGCATCATCAACAATAATGCCTTTTTTATTTGCTTCTAAAATTATTTCATTCTGTTCTAATTTTTTTTGTTTATAATTGGCAATAGTTTTTTGATTTTTGCTTTTCCATAAACTTAAACCTTTACCAATAATATGTATACCACCAGTTATTCCTGCTCCTTCTAATGCTTGTTTTAATTTAATCATCGCATCAGAATCATCTTCGTCAGTCATTAAGAAATTTAATACAGGTACATTTAATGACGGATAACGTGTTAATAAGAAATCAACTGCTGTTCCATCGTCTGGATCAAACGCTGTTACATCTGTTAATGCACCAACAACTAATTCTTTTCCTAAGCCAAATGTTTTTTTGGGGTCTTTTGCTAATAAAGGAATTTGTTGAATACCTTTTTTTATAAACCCATAATTAGAAAAGAAAGCAACTACATCACTATTAAATGCAGCAACAGATCCTTCGTCTACTTCTAAAAAACTTGGTACAATATCAATATCTTCTGAAAAATATTCTTTTTGTAATAAATCTTTATCCCATTCTCCAGTACGCGCGTATTTCCATACACCTTCTCCAAGTCCTATCCATGGATTAATAACCATATTTATAAATTCAGCTGTACCTTCAATTCCTTTAATTGGACCTTGAGCGACACCTTTAGAACCTTCAATAAAATTATCTACAAAACCTCTTTCTTCTTCTACTTTTTCATTATTTTTTTCTGCGCTGTCAATAATCTTATTATTATTTAATATAGCATCGACATCTATTTCTTTTTTATTAAGACCTAAAATAGAATCAACGTCTATTTTTATGTCTGTCATTATTCGTCGTCCCTAAAATAGTTGTAAATATTATTCCATATTTTTTGCATTGTACCGTCGTCTGTTTCTTGTTCTTGATTATTATTTTTATTGTCTTTATTTTCACTAGATTGAATATTTGTCATGGTTTTTAATAACTCACCTTGTTGTTTAATAATCATCTCGACTCCAGATTGACCTGTAAGATTGTACTCTACCAAAATATCTGCAATTACACCTGTTCCGTTTTCTTCCCATTGTTTAACGGCTATTTTTAATTTTTCAATATCTTGAAATTGAACAGGTAAATTTGTTAAATTCTTTTCGTTTTCTCTATTTTTAAATTTTTCAATACTAAAAGGTTGTAAATTATCGCCATCTTTATATTGGTAATATTTAAAAAGTTCATCCGAAACATTATCTGCATACAATTTAGCTTGGTATGCGTCTGAGTCATTCTCCATATCCGGATTTTCTGTTAAATTATATATTTCCATGATTTTAGTAAATGCATCTTCTGCTATTTTAGCTTTTTCTTTACTTAAATCTGAAGATATAGCAAAAGCACCACCAGTAAATCTAAATCCAAGATTAGATTTAGTGTCTTTTATATATTCATTTTGTAATATCTTTTTTCTATTATCATCTAATATTTTTTCATGTGCTTCTTTTTCTGCATATAATTCTTGTTCTAATTCAGCCCATTTTTTAGTTGAATCAGCATTAAATAAAGTAGAACCATTTTGTCTTTTGTAATTTTTTGCGGCAGCCCATAATGTTAATGCCGCTTCATAATCTGCATCAGGACTTCCTTTGACTGCATACTCTTCTATTCGTGATTGTATTGCGCCTATCGCAATTTCATTAAATTCATTACCTTTTAATCCCGCGAGTAATTTAGCATTAGCGCCTTCTGTATCTAATACTCGATATAATTCATTTGTTATTTTACTGTCGTCGCCTTTTTCATCAATAATAAGTATACTATTATCAATTCCGTCGAGAATTACATTTTCTAAATTCTTTTTAAGAAGTGTATGTTGTCTTTCTTTTATATAAGAAACATAACTAGTACCAAGATTTGCATTTGATTGCGCTACAATACCATCTAAACCTTTTTTAAAGAAATTACTTTCCTTACTTAAGTTTTTCTCAAAATACTCTGCATCAAATTTTGAACTCCACGCAAAGAATTGACTTCCATCTTTATCTTCCCATTCTGGATTTTCTGCGATATTAGTTTGAATCCATTCGTTCATCTTAGTTTGTTTACTTAAACTAAATTGAATACCATGATTTTTACCTTTAACATTGTCGTAGACTGATTGCCAATAAGGTGATTGTGTACCATCTAATTCGCCACTCTCAACTGCTGTTGCGTATGATTTTGCTTCAGTAGATCTTGCTTTTATTTCAGCTTCTCTATCTGTTTTTTCTGTTATTTCTTTACCTTTATAATCTGTGTAAGCATTTAATGCTGGAGTTACGTCTCTACGTAATATCGTAGCTAGTTGTAATAATCCACTTGGATCTTTTGAAACTCTGTTAACACCTGGAAATGTACTTTGATATGCCATTATACTTTACCGTAATCTCCCTTCTTGTATTTAGAATAAGAACCAACACCAGCAGAACCTATTTGTAACATTAAACCTAATTTACTAGGTGGCTGAACTGGAGGTAATCCTGCTATAGTTCGTCTCATCGCAGCATAAGCATCATCACGACCAAAGGCTACTTGTTGATTAGATGCGTCTATTCCTGCATCAATTATATTAGTATCTAGATCTGCATCAAAACCGACATCTCTCAACATACCTATTAAATCACCTTTACCTTCACCTGCGTTTGCCTGCGCTGTTGCTAATGCATCTAATTTATCTCTTTTAGCTTGAAACTTTTCTCTTGCACTTTTTTCATTCGCAACAATTCTTTCTGCTTCTAATCTTGTTAAGTCTTCACCATAGGCAATGTTAGCATCTCTTGCAGCTCTATCGTTTGCTGCGGCTTGTGCTTCCGCTGCTTTTTTCTGTCCTCTGTATTCTGCCATAGCTCCGGTTGCTTTTAAACCAAAGTTAGCTACTGCCATCGATACTGGATCACACATTTTTTTGCCTCATTACTAATAAAAACTCCTCGTTGTTAATTCCGTATTTACGTTTTGCTTTTGGTTCAAACCCACAAAATTGTAACCATTTTAAAGTTTTCCAATTTTCTGGATGTACCCAATTATAAATAATTTCATATTGTTCGTTTAATTTGTTTACCCATTGTCTACATTCTTTTATAAATTGTCTTGCATCAGTTAATAATTCATCACTTGATAACATCCAAACTACACCGTAACCTTTTACAAAAGGACAATCTGATACACCAAACATACCAATACATTCGTTGTTAGTACCAATCATTGTATAAACTTTTGAATTCTTTAATTCGAATGATGATAGCAAACCGACAATTGGTTTAACACCATGCGAAATCATTATTTCATTAATATCTTCTTGTCGCATAATTTTGCTAAGATGTATTGCATCTGTAGGTTTTGCTTTTCTTACATATCCTGGCATTATCTTCTTGACCTTCTATGATAAAAGCTTTCTATTTCTGCTGCAACTACATGCATTGGTAAATAAGAATCTGTTTCGACTGTTACTGTATGTTGTGTATTTTCTGCTTGAACAGGTACATTAAATGTCCCTGAAACAATAGGAGCACTTCCAATAGTAAAAGATGAATTACTTATAATTTGACCATTCATAGTGTAACTTCTAAGTGTTCTATCGACTGGTTGTACTTTAACTTGAAAGAAACCTGTGTCTTCATAATCAAAAGCAATGTTTCTTACTTGTAAACGTCCTGATGTAACCGAAAGCTTACCACCAGATGGTGATGGTTCTTTTACATACACAGTCGACATTTGATATTTTGTTGTATATTTAGTTCCAAATATTGCGTTAGGATAATTACCTTCTGCGTAATATGTGGCTCCTGAATTAGTTATAGTTAAATCAACGCCTGTTGCTGCATCAACACCAAATAAACCTGTTCGTTCTCCATAAGGAGATGTGTAAGTTGTTTTATTTGTACCTGCATTGTAAGTACCTGTTAATGCGACTTTATGATCTAATGCTACATTAAATGTTAAATTTGTTTCGTTTAAGTTTTGAATATCTATTGTGTATAATTTACAATCTTGTTTATCGTTAGCAATCATATATAATGTACTTTCAATAATCATTCCACCTAAAATCTCCACACCATCAAATATCCATTTAGACCATGATGCTTGTATTTTTTCATTACGATCCCAAAAGTATTTATAAACATAAATTTCTTTTGAATTAGTAGGATTTACATTTGAGTTTACTGTGTAAGGTGATGTTGATTCACCAACTTTTGTATCATACGGAAATGCAAACATTGTATCTTCCATTGGACAAGCCAATAATGATGTTACATTAGAAGGTATATAAGATGATATTCCTGCAGTAATATCTATTGAATCATTTGTTAATGTGTCGTTGTCTGCATAGTACTCTCTAACAGCACTAAAATTACCTTTTTTCTGAATAAAATAAATATAACTACCAACAGCGACTGGTTCAACTTCAGCATTATGTTCGAATGTTGTTGTTGATACAATTGACGCTGATTCTGGTGTTAACGTACCATCAGACTTTAGTATAAATTGATTTGTATCTGAAAATAATAATAATTGTTCGTTATAAGCAATCGCGTGTTTTAATGTTGATACTTGTGTTGACGATGCTGCGATATCAATAGTATCTGTATCTAATGAATCTGTTCCAGTTGTTTTAAAGAAATTATAAAATTCTCCATTTTCACTAAATACAACATTTTCTTCTGATAAAATTCCTAATCTATTTTTATAAAATGTAAGATTATTTATAGTCTTTCCAATAAAAGTTGGATTAGGATTTGTATCAGCATCTCCTGATATTCTTTGATTCCATGTTAATTGTTTAAATGTAAATGTACCATTGTTGTTATTTACTAATGCGTGTGGCATTGTTGTTGCATCAAAACCTAACACAACACCTGGTCCAACTACTTCATTCCAAATACCTTCAGTTTTAAAATTAACATAATAATCAGATAATATATCACCTTCATCACCAGTAATTTTAACTACAGCGTCTGTTGGCGCATAAAATGGTAAGTCTGCAAAATCTTGTACTTCGTCTTTTACAGCGTACATTGCTTGTCCACCAAAACCATCAGAAGTTCCGACAGTAAAATTAGCATTTCCGTCTGTTGGTTTTATATCTAATGTTGATGTATATCTTGTAGTTGTAAAATAACTTGTAATACCAGAATAATTTTTAAGTCCTTGTGTTGTACTTAATGTTGCATTAGTATCTGTTCGAATAGTTTTAAATCCAATATCATTTGCAGATCCGTCCCAATGTGTTGATGATGTACCAAAACATAAAATATCTGCAATTTTCATTGTGTCTCTGAACGCAGCATCAGTACTATAATCATTTCCAGATGGCATTTGAAATTGGACTTCTATTTCATACGCCATACTTGGGTGTTTAACTGCTACAGCATAAATTCTTCCATAGTTACTTTGCTTTACATATACTAATGCTCTTTCAATTTTTGCTGTTGATGTTGCTGCAGCCATTGCTGGTATTTTTGATTTGTTAACAACAAAAGTAAAATCAGCAACAGTTACAAATTTAAAATCTTCTTTTGGATTTGTAGATGTTAAATAAGCAGTTCCATTTGGAAAACTTACTGTTTTATTAACACCTTCTAGATTCCATACTTTAACATTTTGATTTGTAAAAGCTGTTATAAAAGCATTATTAGCATCACGTTGTACACCATGAATCGCAGCATTAGTTGGATATACATTTGTTGCATCTAATGTTGCTGTATAATTTAATGATGGTCTTTTAGATAAACCTTCAACCAATCTTGATTGTGCGTTTTCCTGTAGTTCAGCCTGAGTTTCATTTCGTTGTGTTGAAGTTTGTTGGCTGACCCCATTGATTAGATTTGGTATACTTTGTGATATTATGGGCATTAGTAACTTCTTCTTGTTGTTCGATTAATAATATTATAAACATCATTACTTCCGCTTAGAACATTATAATCACCATTGTTTGCATCAGAACGTTCACAATTAATAATTGCTTCTTGTTCGTCTACTTGTGTAAATCCAGCAAGTTCTGCTGAACCTACCATTCTAGCTTGGAATTTTCTTCCTGCTTTTATTACTATTAATTTTCTTGCATATTCTGGAATATGTTCAAAATGTTCAGCTGTTACTTGATCAACAAGCGGAACAACTGTAAATACATCTGTTTTATTTTTTAAATCGTATAAGAAACCGTTTCTAAAAGTTATATCGTATTCTGTTCTGTAATCTTTACTCGTATCAATTTGTATTACATTACTACCGACTGGAATCTTACTATTTTGGTCTAAGGCTAATTTTACTTCTGCTTCTGTATTAAAATGCCAACCACGAGATTGTACTTCTACATTAGTTTCATCTAAAATCTGTAATGCAATAGAAACATCAACGCCGGTATTACCTGTAATACTGCTAACAGGAGCTTCACCTATAATACTTAGTAAAGTGTTAACTGCCTGTAATTCTGTTGTTGGTGTGATTCTAAATGCCATTATTTTCCTTTAATTAAATTTTAAGAGGCGACTTCAGTCTCCTTCGGTCGCCTCCCCTTATAAGTATAAAGTAACGTAAATTATTACGCTTCTCTAATTCCTACTGCTGCTTCTGGTCTTAATGCGCCATGACCCATAGCGTATTTAGCAACCATTAATGTACCTTGACGTCTAATGTCATATTCCATTTCAGTTGCAAGATCCATAAGCTTAACTGTTCCTACTGCACTCGGGTGACAAACCATAGCCACGTAATTACTTACGTTAACTGCTTGTGGATTAGATCCACCTTGAGTTGCTGAACCTTGGTCTACGCCTGAGTTAATGTTTCCAGAAATAAAGTGAGGAGTTGGAATTAATTCAATTCCAGCTACTTTCATTACTCTACCTTCTGCAACACCACCATTAGCTCCACCACTAAAGTCAATATTAACTGCATTAGTTGCGTTTGCTAATTTGTAGTACTCTTCTAGTCTTATGAAACACTTTCTACCTTCTTTTGGAACGTAGTGTGAATCTAAAGCTGAAGCTGCATCAAACAATGAATCAATCATTGCGTTAGCTGCTGTCGCTGCTGTTGCTGACGCAATATTAGCATTTGTTAATACTGTTCCTGCATCTCCACCAGTGATGTTAGCCGCTGCTGCTGTTTGACCGCCTGCTGCTTGCGCGATTGTTTGTAATACATGCTTATCTTTTTGGAAAGCTAATGCTCTACCAATTTCTGCTGAATAAGCACTTCTTACGTCCCAGTGATTTTTTGCTTCTTCGATGTTAGATAAGAATGCTGAACTAACAAGCAAGTCATTAATTGTAATAACTTTTTCGTTATGATTAACATCTGTTCCAACAATCTCTGCACCAGGTGTGTGGTAAGCTGCCGCGATTCTGCCCATTACTGGGAATGACGCTGACTTACCGTTAGAGATAGATCTAACCATCTCTGCTCCTTGCGTTACACTAGCTCTTTCAAAGGCTGTTAAAACTTCCCCTGAAAAAACTTTAAGAAATAACGCGTCTTCTGTTCCAGCTGCATTTACTCGTCCTATGCTAGCCGGTGCTGCATTTGCCATAATTATTCTCCTATATTTTATGGTTAATTGTTATTTAATAAAGCTCGACATAAACTAGTTTTGATAAATCAAGATTGTCCTCCTTAGAGGGTCAAGTTATTTTGACTTATTATGTTTCGCAGTTGCCACCTGTGAAGGTCGCACAACTATTTATTTTTTCTTTCTCGTTATAGTTTTGATTTAGCTATTTTATCTTGTACTTCTGATCTAAATGCTGGATCTTTTGCATATCTAGCATCTTTCATTGCTGCAGTAACTTGTGCCCATGAATTATATCCACCACCACTATCTGTTCCTGCTTTTCCTGAAATTAATTTAGGATCTGTACCATTTACAGCATCATGTCTTGCTTTAAGACCTGTAACTGCAAGTTTAACAGCTTCTAAATCGTTACTATTAACTGTTTTATTAAATGCAGCAATCTCTTGTGGATTTAATGCATCTTTTGCCCAAGTAACAATTTCAGAATATGATTCTTCGCCACCAACTTCTGCTTTAATTGTATTTTGCATTTGTGTAGCGACAGCTTCTTGACCTTGAATAAAAGCATCAACATATGATTTAGGAATACCTGCTTTTTCTAAAGCAGCAAAAGATTTTTCATCTAATGTTCCATTCGCATCATACTCTGATTGTAACTGATCCATATTTAAACCAGCTGATTCAACTGCTTTTTCTGCAGTTTTTTGATCTGCTTCTATTTCTAAATCTTTTTTAGGTTCAGGTTTTGTTTTTTCATTTTCAAAAGATTTATCTTCTGCACCTAATTTAGATTCCAGTTCACTATAAGACTTAGCCATATCTTCGACAGTCTTAAATTTTTCTGGTAAACCTTCCGGTCTTTTTACTTCTTCTACTTTTGTTTGTTCTACTGGTTTTTCTTCAGTAGTTTCTTCTTGTTTTATTTCAACGGCTTCAACCATTTGTATTACTCCTGAGTTTGTTGTTGTTGTTGCATAGCAGCGTCAACCATTTTACCAGCTACACCAGGCGCTGCCTGTTGCATAGTATCATTAATTTGTTGATTTGCCGCTTGCTCTTGTGCAGCTTCTTGCTCAGATGCTAATTGATCTTGAGACTTAATAAGTCCTTCAGTATCAATACCATGTCCAGTAGCAATACGTTTAATTAAATCTGTTAAATTTAACATTTGTACTACTTCAGGATTCATCTTAGCGATGCTGCCTATTTCTGCCGTGAATTCTCTTAATTTTTGTAAGTCATTCCCACGTCCAAGTGCCTCAACACCTGTTATGATAGTAGGTCTTACAGTTCCTTTTGGTAATTTAGGAATCGAACCTTTTGATGACATTCGTTCCATTAATATTCTGACTAAAGGTAATTGGAATTCTTGCGATAATAATGAATAAACACCACCTAAGGCAGTTTCTAATTCATTCGCCATATATCTAATTTCTTCTGCTGTAACTCTGTCTGCGTCTCTTTGTACTGCAGAATTTAAAAGAAATGCATATGACATTCGTTCCTCAAAACGTTGTATTGCTTCCGATACGACCCTTAAGTCATATTGTTTTTCTACTTGTAATGTAGAAACATCATCTCTTGATCCTGTGATAATATCTCCATTACTTGCTCTAGATAATTCTATTTTCTTTGTTGAAGAATTTGGTCTAACCATAAATACAACTTTACTTGATGCTGCAGCAGATTCTACCAAAGCTTGACTTAAACCTTCTAAAGATTTTAAATCGCCTAAGTACTCTTCGACATAACCTCGACCGTAGTCTTCATTGTCTTGTCTTACCATACGCAACACTTGCCATGGCATATTATCTTTATTATAATAACCTTCTGATTCAGGTAATTTGTATTCGTTTGCTTCTTGACAAACATAATATTTGTCTTTGCCAATTAAACATACCTTAGTATATAAATCGACTTCGTCTGTTGACTGTGGATCATCAACATTTTTTAAAACTTCTTTCATTGTTTCTTCGTCGAATGTTAATGGAGACACAGTTTCTTTTACAACAAGTTCTAATAAATTTCCCTCAGGATCTCTACGACAAACATATTGTGAAATTGGAAATACTCTCATTGTAGTTTTCTTAGGCATATACACAAGTGTATTACCTGTTACAATTAAGTGTTTTAATGCTTCAAATACCGGAACTCTAATTGCTAATTGTTCAATTTCCGACATTACTTCTCGTTCTATTTTAGCTAAAGATTTTTCTATTTCTGTTCTTACTTCTGGAGTTTGATCCATTTCATCTTTAGTTTTTCCACCCACATTTAATCTAAAGAATGGTTGATTCGGTGGTAACAATAATAATAATAATTTAGATGCTAAATTGTTGACGCCTCTTGCACCAACAGATTGATAAGGTGTATATAAGTCTGACGTATGATTAACACCATCATCCGGTAGTAACGCAGGTAAAGTTAATTCAGAACATTCACGACCACGATTTAAAAAGTGCTCACGATATTCCTTCATAGCTTCATAACGTTGTTTCGCCGTTTTATCTAAATAATTCATGATAATTTATTTATTGAGGGATTGCTAAACCAGCATTTTGAATAGAACCTGTACCTAAACTTGTATTTAATGCTTTAGTACCTTTTGCTGATTTTTTGATTTTTTTGCCTAATGCATCCATTCCATCTTCGCCTGCAATTTCAATCTTTGGAGCCATATCTTCCATTGGCTGTGATCTAACTATTGGTGGCGGAGCGACTGGTGCTGGTGGCGGACTAACTGATCTGCTTCCACACATACTTGTTTTCTCCTTTATTATGTGTACATACTAGCATTATAAGCTGCATTAGAAGTAAAAGATGCCTTTTGACTTCCTGAAACACCCGTAGGTATTCCTAGCCCACTGCTAAGATTTGTACTTGGTTTGTCGTCGTTATTATTATTATTGTTATTAGTAGAAACGGACGTATTATCTGTTGTAGCGCTTTTGGGTTTTGGATCAAATACATTACCATTATAATATAAATCCTGCGGGTCCTGTTGTACAGGCGCCGAAATTTTACTACTTCCCAAGCACATTATTGTCCTTCCTATTTTTAAGTTCTAATAACCAATCGACAACATCTCTCTGACCAGCTTTGCGCTGTATATCTGATATTGATGCTGTCGGTGTTGGATTAACTAATGGAAAAGTTTCATCTAAAAGTGTGACTAAATCATCAATATTTGATGGTAAACCGACATCTTTTACTTCACTTTTTTCATTGTTTTTCCTATAGAGGTATCTGTTACTCATTTGATACCTCCATCGATTAGGAAGTCGATATATTTACGTGCTTTTAATAAGTCTTCTTTACCACCTTTATCTTTATAACGGCAAATATACTTAATAATATTCCCTTCACAAAAACCTAAACCTAAAGCCAATATAAAATTAATTGGTTGTATTTTATGTTTGTTATAATGTTTAGGATCTACTTTGGTTTGTACGGGGTCCATTTTCTTACCTCTTTTGTTTCAAAATTATAATCTTTTGGTAGTCTTAATATATATGCCATACGTGCTTGCTGTATTGCATCATCTTCTGTTAAGTCTACTTTTTCGTACGCTTTAACAATAGCAGGCCAATAAAAATTATCGGCTGATTCTAGTATTTGTCTAGCTTTTGCTGGACCGACACCAGGGCAACCTGTAAAATTATCGGTACTATCGCCTGTTAAACATTGCAAAGCAAAATTATAATTAGCTTCTTGTGAAGATATATTTATAATTTCTTCGCCGTCTACTGA